TCCTGAGAGCGCAGAAATACTAGATAGGATTGCCGGTCTGTCTATACCGGACAATACGCAGGATATTGCCTCAATCAGAGCGCAGGTTGAGGCATTACAGACAGAGATTGAGTCGATTACGGATTCGATCATTGAGGTACGCGACGAGATTACGAGAATCCCGCCGCCGGACCTATCAGCTATTGCAACCAAGTCGGAGCTTTCTGCCGTTAGATCGCTGGTCGGCAAGCTGTCTAACTATGACGATATGCAGGTTAAACAGATGCTTGAAGCCATCATAACTAACACAGAGGCGCTACCGGATGACATTGAGAGGGTTAGTAGGAAGGCTGACCTAATGCTCGATAACCAAATGAAATTATTCTGATGACTGAAGAAGCAAAGAACGTACCACCGAAAAGGCGTGGACGCCCAAAGGGTAGCTCAAACAAGGCATCTGCCGCGCAGATCGCCAAGGTTACCGCTGACGGCAAGCTATCACCCCTTGAGTATCTGGCGTCTATCTATCAGAACCCAAGCGAAGAGAAGAAAGACAGGATCGAGGCCGCTAAAGCCGCCGCGCCCTATATTCATTCCCGTCTCTCTACTACTGAAGTCAAGGCGGCAGTTACGGAATTGTCGCACGAAGAATGGCTAAAGAGCTTGAAATAACCCGGTTGCGTCTGAAAGACGACTTCGATTTTTACGCAAGAAACTGCTTATACATACGATCTAAATCGGGCGAGGTTAAATCGTTCGAGATGAACAAGGCGCAGAAGTACATTCACGCCTGCATCCAAGAGCAGAAAGAGAAGACCGGCAGGGTTAGGGCAATTGTCCTCAAGGGCCGACAGCAGGGCGTATCGACCTACACAGAGGCTCGGTATTACTGGAAGGTAACGCACAGGGTTGGCGTTAGGGCGTTCATCTTGACGCACGAGGCTGACTCTACGGCATCGCTGTTTGAGATGGTGGAGCGTTACCACAAGGAAGCGCCACAGTTTGTAAAGCCATCGACTGGCGCATCCAACGCAAAAGAGCTCGCGTTTGACGAGTTGGACTCGGGCTACAAAGTAGGAACGGCAGGCAATAAGTCAGTAGGTCGAGGCTCAACGATCCAGTATTTCCACGGGTCGGAGGTGGCGTACTGGCCTAACGCGGCAGAACACGCAAAGGGCATCTTGCAGGCAGTGCCTGATGAAGAGGACACAGAGATCATTCTGGAGTCCACTGCCAACGGAATCGGCAATTACTTCTACCAGCAATGGCTAAAGGCTGAGGCGGGGGAAGGTGGCTTTCAAGCGATATTCGTGCCTTGGTACTGGCAGGAAGAGTATCGGAAGTTTGGCCTTGGCCTAAAGCGCACTCCCGAAGAGGAGAAGCTGGTAGAGTTGTATGGGCTCGATGACGAGCAGTTAGCGTTTCGCAGGGCGAAGATTGCGGAGCTTTCTGCGGATGGTACTGACGGCCTTGTAGCGTTTAGGCAAGAGTACCCAATGACGGCTCAGGAGGCTTTCCAAGTCTCTGGTGGCCACAGCCTGATTAGGCCAGAGCAAGTAATTCAGGCCAGAAGAAACAAGGTATTAGCGATAGGTCCGCTGATTATTGGCGTTGACCCCGCAAGATTTGGTGACGATAGGACAGCGATAGTTCGCCGTAAGGGCAGGGCGGTGTATGACCTAGAGGTCTACGAAAAACTGTCAACTATGGAAGTCGCTGGCATTGTCCACAGCATCATCAAGGAAGAAAACCCCGATCAGGTGGCTATCGACGTTGGTGGTCTGGGTGCTGGTGTTGTTGACCGCCTCGAAGAACTTGGCCACGGGAATGTGGTTGTTGGAATTAACTTCGGGAGCGCGGCTCTTGACCCAAAGAAGTTTGTCAATCGTCGAGCCGAAATGTGGTGGGAACTCAGAGACTGGTTAGACGGTGATATGCCGGTAATGATCCCTGATCGGGATGACCTGCATACAGATCTCGTTGCGCCGCAGTACAAGTACGACTCGAATCAGAGACGAAAGCTAGAAAGCAAAGACGATATTAAGAAGCGCGGGATGCGGTCTACGGACTGTGCCGATGCGCTGGCGCTCACGTTTGCTGAGCCACTAATCAAAGATGAATTTGAGATGCCGACATCACCGTCAATTGTTGACAAGGTGGCTGGTTACTAAAGGGAAGTCATATGCACGACGATATGGGCTATAAGGCGGAAGGGCCAGAAGATCTTGAGCTTGAAATTGCGGAGCGTCTTCACGTTTTTGCGTCTCGCCTAAGCAAGCTGTGCCACGAGCAGGTAGCGAAGCGAAGCCAGATTGAGCAACGCTGGCTAGAAGATCTCCGTCAGTATCACGGGGAATACTCTGCTGATGAGGCGTCAAGACTGGCTAGGGCTAAGGGCTCAGAGGTCTACGTCAACATCACGCGAAATAAGACAAATGCGGCAGAAGCACGTCTTCAGGATATGCTCTTCCCAACGGATGATCGCAACTTTGCTATTCAGCCAACGCCAGTTCCTGAGCTTGATGCACTAGCGGAAAGAAGCCCTCAGAGCCCAGATGATCCGGCAATCTATGCTCGCGAGCAGGTGGCGCTTGCCAAGAAGTCTGCGGAGCTAATGCAGGAAGAGATCGACGATCAGCTCGTTGAGTCTCGCTACCAGATTAAGGCGCGTGACGTTATTCACGATGCCTGCCAGTTAGGCACGTCTGTTATCAAAGGCCCAATCATTATCGGCAGAACCAAGAAGCGCTGGGATGTTATGCCCGATGGTATGAGTGTGCTTCAGGTGGTAGAGGCGTTAGAGCCTACGGTAGAGCGCATCGACCCTTGGGACTTCTTTCCTGATATGTCGGCTCGCACAATCGACGAGGCGGAGTTTGTGTTTGAGCGCCGCCGAATGTCCAAGAAGCAACTACGCGAGATGGCAAAGCTACCCGGCGTTTTGGTAAGTCAGGTGCGAGAGCTGGTCAAGGGCTCTGCCAAGTCAACGCATATTGCAAGAGATTTCATCGACGATATCCGCAACATCACCGGCATCAACACGGTAGGTGAGGGCAACAAGTACGAGATCTGGGAGTATCACGGCCCTATCTCAAAGTCAGAGCTTGTAGACGCGCTGTATATGCAGGAGGGCGGAATCGACGAGACTGACGTTGACGAGCTAGATGATGAGGTAGATGCAGTTGTTTTCTTTTCCGGTGAGAAGGTTATCAAAGTCGCCGTCAACCCAATGGAGACTAATGACCGTCCCTTTGCGGTCTTTAACTGGGAAAAGGACGAATCCTCAATTTTTGGTTTTGGCGTTCCCTATCTCATGCGGAACCCACAGCGAGTTATTAACGCCTCTTGGCGAATGATGATGGATAACGCGGGTCTGGCGGTAGCGGATCAGCTTGTTGTCAACAAAGAGCTTCTCTCCCCGGCTGACGGTAGCTGGGAGATGACGCCTAAAAAGGTTTGGTATCTGCGCGATAAGACGCGATCGGTAGGCGAAGCGTTTGCCTCTTTTTCAACGCCAAGCCATCAGGTGGATCTTGCAAACATTTTCTCGATGGCGCGACAGCTTGCCGATGAGGAAACCAACTTGCCACTGATCGCTCAGGGCGAGATGGCTCCGCACGTTACGAAAACATCGTCGGGTATGGCGATGCTGATGAACAGCTCAAACATCGTGCTTCGCAAGGCGGTTAAAAACTGGGATGACGACGTAACCCGTCCACTGATTACCCGCTTCTACGACTGGAATATGCAGTTCAGCGATAACCCGGCTGTTAAGGGTGATTTTGCTATTGAGGCTCGGGGATCGTCGGCGCTCTTGGTACGCGAGAAGCAACAAGAGAACCTCATGATCTACGCAAACATTTCTGCTCAGAACCCAGAGCTGTTCAAGCGTCGAGACTGGGCAGGCTTGGATCAGGAGATCGCCAAGTCCCTTGAGGTTCCATACGAGCTGATTACTAAGCCGCAGGCTGAAATCACAGAGATGGAAGAGCAAGAGATGGCAATGGCTGAAGCGCCTAACCCAGAGATGGAGGCCGCTCAGTTCGAGATGCAGATGAAGCAGGCGGAGTTCCAGCTTGAGCAACAGAAGTTGCAGGTTGAGGCGCAGATCAAGGCTAACCAGTTCCAGCTCAAGGAAATGGAAATGCAGATGGATCAGCAGATGAAGCAGGCTGAAATGGCTCAGGAAGAGCGCATTAAGGTTGCTGAGATTGCGGCTAAGGCGGAGATGACTGAGCGACAGCTACAGGCGCGTATGGCGATTGACTCTGAGAAGAATCGCACTAACCGCGATAAAGCCGCCGCTGACACCAACATCAAGCTGACCACAGCACAGCTTAGAGCGCAGAACCTAGAAAAAGGATTCGATAGCTACTAATGGCAATAGACATTAACTCACTGACTTGGAAGTCAGTCCTCAAGTTTGTTGAGCAAGAGCGTCAGGACGCAATCCAGATGCTTATTGCTGACAGAGATTCAGAGCGACAGCGCGGAGCGTTAGTCATTCTGGAAAGGCTGGAGGCGCTTGCGTCTCTTGAAGACACCACTGACCAATAGCCGCCTTCGGGCCGCTGGAGTATGGCATGACCAACGAAACTGAAGAGCAGTCCTTCGAGGACGCATTCGATGAGCTGGCGGAAGGTAAAACCGCCGAAGAGCAACCCGAACTTGAATTTGAGACCGAAACCGAGGAGGTAGAGGATGTACAGCTACGGGAAGGGCAAGAAGAAGAAGAAGACGAAGGGCAAGTAGAGGCTGAGCCTCAACCCGAGTTTTCTTTGGAAGAAAGGCTGGAGGAAGCAGAGCGTCAAGCTCAACTCTGGCAACACAAGTACAACTCTGATTTAGGCAGGCAAAACGCTTATCAGAGGAAAGTTTCTGAATACGAAAAAGAGATTCAGCAACTTAAAAAACAGGCAGAACGATCCGAAAGCCCAGATAGCATGACGCCATCTGAGTGGAAGGCGCTACAAGAAGATTACCCCGACATCGCTCAAGGTGTTCAGTCACAGTTTGCCCAGCTACAAGCTCGGCATCAGGCTGAGATCGAAAGCATTAGGCGTGAACTTCAGCCCATCCAAGCTCAGGCGCAAGAAAGCTATGTGCAGGATCAGTTCAGGATTTTAGAGATGGAGCATCCAGACTATCGAGAGATAGCGCAATCGGAGAGCTTCAAATCGTGGGTTCAATATCAGCCCCAGAACATCAGGGATATGATTACTAGCCAGCAGGCGGGAGATGCCGCTTATTTGCTACGGACCTACAAGAATGACTTGATGCCCGGTCAACAGGCATCCACAGAATTGAAGTCGCGACGAGAGAAGCAACTTCGACAAGCTCAGACCGTTCCTCAAAGAGGAGGAAGGTCACGATCTAATATGCCGCCAGAAGATGACTTCGAAGCCGCATTTGATTACTTCGCCTCTAAGTAGAGAGTCTGAGTTTATGACTAACACCCAAACAATGACGTTACCTAGCGCCGCCGCGAAAGCCGCATTAGTGATGGTTTCCTCATTGGGTAGGTGATCGGTCGATTGATACTTTAATTTGCCAATCAACACTCAATAGGAGACTTTAACAATGGCAACAACTAGCTATGCTTCGCTTACACAGCGGACCCAAGCGTATGCGGCAAAAGAAATGCTCGCTCACGCAGAACCCATCCTTTGTCTTTCAAAGTTTGGTATGACCAAGCCAATGCCAAAGAACAAGGCGCAGACTGTTAAGTTCCGCCGCCCCGAACCTTTTGCTGTGGCGACAACTCCACTGACAGAAGGTGTTACACCTACCGCTACTCAGATGACTTATACCGATGTAGAAGTCGTTCTGAGCCAGTACGGTGACATCGTTGAAATCACTGACGTTGTTCATGACTTGGCGGAAGATCCTGTACTCAAGGACTCGGCAATGATGTGTGGTGAGCAAGCCGCAGAGACTATCGAGACTTTGATGTGGGGTGTTATTCAGGGTGGAACTAATGTGTTCTACAGCAACGGCTCAGCTCGTACTGACGTTAACACTGCCATCAGTCTTGATCGTCAACGCGCTATCACTCGTCAGTTGAAGTCACAGCGAGCTAAGAAGGTTACTTCTATGCTGTCTTCTTCTGTCAAGTATGGCACTGAAGCGGTTGATGCGGCGTTCATCGCGTTTGCACACACCGATCTAGAAGCGGACATCCGTGACTTGGCTGGTTTTGTTCCTACTGAAAAGTACGGCTCAATGAAGGCTCTGCCTTACGAGGTCGGAAAAGTCGAAGATGTACGTTACATCCTGACTCCTGTGCTTTCTTCTATCGAAGATGCAGGTGGTGCGCCGGGCTCTACAGTCCTTTCTACATCTGGCACTCAAGCTGACGTATACCCAGTTGTTTACGTCGGTAAGGATGCTTACGGCCACGTTGCTCTGAAGGGTGCGGAAGCTATTACTCCCACCATCATCAACCCCGGTCAGGTAGACAAGTCCGACCCTCTCGGCCAGAAGGGCATTGTTGGCTGGAAGACTTACCACAAGTCATTCATCGCCAATCAGGCTTGGATGTGCCGCTTAGAATGTGCCGCTTCGGTAATCTAAGAAAACCCAGCAAGGGGGCTTCGGCCCCCTTATTTTTAACTAATGCCGCCTAATGGCCGCAGGAGACTTTTATGTCAGAAGTAAACCTTTACAACCTATCGTTAGATCAGCTCAAGGAGCAGGCTCGCATTCTGGGCATTGTCATTAAAGGCAACCCCAGCGCGGATACTCTTCGCACCCGAATCAAAGCGGCTGTTGAGATTGAGCCGCCAGCAAATCAGAAAGTAAAAAAGGAAGAAGACCCAAACCGAAAGAAGGACTGGATCACAATCGTCATAGATCAGGACGAAAAGGATCAAGCTCCAGTTTTTGTTGGCGTTAATGGAAAGAGCTACTACATCCGCAGGGGTGAACCAGTAGCTGTGCCACCGCCGGTTGTAGAAGTTCTTGGTAACGCGAAGCAAGTCGTTCTTAATAAAGATGGTAGCTCGCGAACAGTTCCAACATACCCATTTAGAGTTGAGAAATAGCTATGACTTTTTTGGAGCTTTGTCAGCGTCTTGTCAGAGAGACAGGTATTGCAGATACCGGCCCATCATCAACAGTCGGTCAGACTGGCGATATGCGGCGCATTGTTGATTGGACTAACGACGGCTGGCTAAAGATCCAGTCTATGCGGAAAGACTGGGCGTGGATGTGGGCCACTGGCTCCTCCACGCTCACCGCAAACACCTACCTAGTAACGCTCCCTTCTACCGTAGAAGATATTGAGCGAGTGTCTCTGGGTGAGAATTTTTTGCAGAAGCTAACTTACGACGAGTTTGCAGATGCTTACCGTACCGTTGAAGCAGGCGAGCCTACAGCTTGGGCAATCAGGCCAGACGGTCAGCTTGCATTTAACGCAAAGCCTAGTGCAGATAAGACAGTTACTTACGAGTATTACAGCGTTCCGGTCTCGATGATCGAAAACTTTGATGCGCCCGGTATGCCCGATCAATACCATATGCTAATTGTCTACTCGGCTCTTCGCGATTATGCCTTGTTTGACGACGCCTTAGAGCTAGAGAAGAAGGCGCTGATTAACTACGAGATGATGCTTGCCGCTCTGGAGCGAGATCAGCTACCCAAGATTCACGCGCCGGACTGTCTTGTATGATTACACCCAGTTACTTCCCGCTAATTGGAGGATGGAACATTGAAGCTCCACCGCTTGCTACTCAGCCGGGTGAAGTCCTTGATGCTACTAATTATGAGTGTCTTATTGGTGGCGGCTATCGTCGTATTTACGGCTATGATTTATATGATGGGCAGGCTACTGCTTCTCAGTCAGTACCCGGCACGGGCTCTGTCTTGCTTGTTCACATTTACAAGAACGAGCTTTACGCGATTCGCGAAGATGGTGCCGCCGCTCGACTATACAAGGCCACCACCTCCGGCTGGTCAGAGGTTAATAACGCCTTTACGTGGTCGCTCGGCGGAAACTATAGAGCCGTCAACTACAACTTCTTCGGGCAAGACGCTCAAGAAGAAATGTATATCGTTAATGGCGTTGATAAGGCAGTCCGTTTTGATGGGACTACACTTACCCAAATAACGACCGGCGTAGGTACTGACGACCCTTCCTGCGTTGCTGGATACCGAACACAGTTATTCTTGGGTGTGGAGTCTAGTCTGGTTGCAAGCGAGCCCGGCAACCCCTCTGGATACGACCCCGTTCAGAACGCCTTTGAGGTCGCTGTAGGAGACACAATCACGGACCTTATGGCGGCACCAAGCGCATTGATTGTTGGCTCTGAGAACAAGACACAGCTCCTTTCAGGGGATACAAGCGCTAATTTCCGCTTGGATACGATGACAGAGATCGGCCCTTACCCAAGGACGATGGCAAACATCGGTGGTCAGGTAATTGGCCTAGATCAGCAGGGTGTTATGAGCCTTACTGCAACTCAAGCATACGGCAACTTCTCGTATGCGCTTTTGAGCCAGAAGATTGCTTCATATATGAGCAACTTCCCGTTAGGTTCTTTGGCAGTAATTAGTCGTGCGTCTAGCCAATATCGACTGTATAATGGCCGTCAGGGGCTCTACTTTACCTTCGCGGGGACCGAGCTAATCGGCGCTATGCGAGTGGCCTATGCTCACTCCGTAGAGTGCGCTTGCGAAGGCTTATTTCCCAACAACGAGCCTGTTTCATTTTTCGGATCTGATGATGGCAATGTCTACCAGCTAGAGGTAGGCACGAACTTTGCTGGCCAAGAGATTTACGCTTACCTCGTAACCAGCTTTCACCATCACGGATCTCCATCGCAATACAAGCGATTCCGCATGATCCAGCCAGACCTATCTGTAGATGGGGACTCAACAACGCTGGCTGTTAGCGGCACCACCGATTACGGCAAGGGACTGTACTCAAGAGGCAATACTGGCTCTCTAGGGCAGACCAATGGTGCGCTATGGGATTTTGCGGTATGGGATCAGTTTTACTGGGACTCTGTGTATCACCACGACGCCAGAGTCCGCCTGAGTCTAGTAGGAAAGAACCTTGCAATTCTTATGAGTTCAACGTCCGCCACAGACTCTGTTCACACGCTCTATGGCGTTACGGTGCATTTTTCTCCAAGGAGACTCGCTAGATGACAAACCAATATGTACCCGATCTAACTCCGCTTGGCTCTGGAGATCTTGCACGATCGGCTGACGTTAATGATCGTTATGAGAATACGGTATCGGGATTCGATAGATTACCTACGCCAAAGGTAGGCGAGCAGGGATTCTCTGCCGCAGTACCCGTAGGCACTCCTGTAAACGCAGATCACGCAACAACCAAGAACTGGGTTGAGACTGCGATGACTTCGCAGGTCAATATTGCAGAGGGACACGCAGATGACGCAGAAGCGGCCAAACTTGCGGCCCAGACATCCGAAGCAAACGCTCTGTCCTCCGCTAATACAGCATCGACTCAAGCTGGCGTAGCAACTACCAAGGCAGGTGAGGCGGCTACATCGGCAAGCAATGCGGCGACAAGCGCAACCAATGCCGCCACATCTGAGAGCAACGCGGCCACTTCAGAAAGCAACGCGGCCACCTCAGCAAGTAACGCATCCACAAGCGCATCAAGCGCATCTTCTTCGGCAACGGCGGCTCAGACAGCAGAAACCAATGCTGTAGCCGCATACGATTCGTTTGATGATCGTTACCTCGGCCCTAAATCGGCTGACCCTAGTACTGATAACGACGGAAATACACTTTTAACTGGTGCGCTGTACTTTGACACCAACAACGGAACAATGAAGGTTTGGGATGGAACCTCTTGGGATCCCGCATATGTTCCGCCAGATCTTCTTACTCTTGATGAAGTGACCACCAACGGCAACACAACCACTAACGCCGTAACGGTTGGCCAATTTACATCAACAAATCCTTCCGTAAACTTCACCAACCTCGGCAACACCACATCGACAACCGATCCTGTATTGATGATTACAGCGGCAGGTCTTGTTCAGGAAAGACTCCTTGGTTCTAACGCATTTAACAGCAACACATACGACAACTATCAGGGTTGGCAGTTAAACGGGGGTAGCAGTACAGAAGCTATTGGCAAAAACGAAACTGTTACCTTTACAGGCGCCGGGGGTGCAACGGTAACAAACTCCGGTAACACGGTAACAATTAACTCTACTGACACTAACACCACAGACTTCAACGTGTCGGCAAGTGGCGGCACTGCGGAGAATATCTCTGCTGGCGAGACGGTAGATTTTGCTGGCACTGGCGGCATCTCTGTTTCCCGCACAGGAAACAACTTTACGATTGACGGCTCTGCGGCTGGTACAACTGAGTTATCAACCGATACAACGCCTCAGCTCGGCGGTACGCTTGATGCCAATGGCAACACCATTGATATGGGCGTTAACGTCATTACTGATACTGCGGTAGGCAACTGGAACACAGCCTATAACGACAAGATCACAAGCTCGACTTTTGACATAAACAACGGCAACTTGACTTTGAATCAGGTCGATGGTGGAACGGTCGTTGTAAACCTCGATGGTCGTTACGGCGCAATCACCGGATCACTTACAACGTCAACTACGTTTGGTGGTGATGTAACCGGCACCTACAACACTATATCTGTTACCAATGACAGCCACGGTCACTCGTTTGCAAACCTTCTTAACAAGGGATTAGGCACTGGCACTTACACCACAACAGGCGCTTACTCCGCACCTGAGCTTATTACAGCGGAAGTTCGAACCAACAACGGCACACAGCTTGTTCTAAGTGGCGGTGATTCTTCTACTCAGGCAACAGGCCAGACTGGTGAAAAGGTTTATCTCAACGCAGAAAATGGCATAGAGATTGTTTCCTCGCCAGACAACTGGGCAAGTGGCTGGGCTGGTCGTAAGACAGCGACAATCAACGACTCATCAGGCAACTCATCATTGCCCGGCAATCTTGGCTTGACAGGGAATCTTACCGCCGCCGCCATCACGGGCACTGGCGACCTAGTTGTTGATACAGACACGCTGTTTGTTGACGCATCGACTGATCGGGTTGGCGTGGGAACTACGTCTCCGGGCGTAGATCTAGATATACACAGCGCGGGTGACACGGTATTAAGAGTATATACCAGCGGGACTGGAGTGTCAGACGACACCATCATTCGCACACAAATTGCCGGCACTACCGCAAGTAACTACATTTATTTCGGCGATGCAGATGACATAAATACTGGGCAAATACGCTACGTCCACAGTGACGACAGTATGCGGTTTTATGCTGGCGCAACAACGGAAAAAATTAGAATAAGCTCCACTAATATTGGCTTTAGAGATGCCGCTGGTGAGATCGCTAGATTTGACAGCGCCAGAAACCTCACCGTCAATGGAATTGGTATCTTCGGGGGCACATCTGTAAGCGGCGGAGAAGGCGGCGAGCTTCGCCTTACGATGCCCCCAACGACAAACCTTTCTGGTACTCACGTAACGCTAGACGCGCAGACAAACAGTGTGCGCTTCTTTGAGTCAGGCGGTACTACCCGAGGGGCTACATTAGACCTTACCGGATGCGCCGCCTCTGCTGGATCAACAATCTGGCACTCAGGCAACGACGGTGCGAGTTCAGGTCTCGATGCCGATCTGCTTGATGGTCTTCAATCTGCCACTACCGCAACAGCAAGCACAATTGTAGCTCGTGATGCGAATGGCGATACCAATATTAGGTACTGCTATACAAGCTACCTGAATATGAGTCATACCACAGGGACAAGAAACTCTGACACCATATTCTATTCCTCGGATGACAACTTCCTTCGCAAAAACAATGCTACCGGAATGCGATCTTCCCTCAATGTCCCAACTAGAACTGGAGGGGACGCAAGCGGAACTTGGGGTATTAGCATCACTGGTAATGCCGCGACTGCGACAAGTGCGACAAGCGCGACAACCGCCACAAGTGCCACAAGCGCGACAACCGCAAGCAGACTTGTCTCAACAACCACAACCACAGCAACAAACAAAACACTTGCTGACGGTGAGTTTTGTACGGTTACAGCTTCAGGAAGAACTATTACACTGCCTGCTTCACCTACTGCGGGTGACAGGGTTTACATTAGCGTGGGCAACTTCACCGACACGACTGTCGGCAGAAACTCACAGAACATTATGGGATTGGCAGAGAATATGACAATCGACAAGGCGTATGTAGGACTTGAGTTCGTGTACTCAGGCAACGCAACTCAGGGCTGGAGGATCATCTAATGAGTTCATTATCAGGATTTTTTGGTGGCGGAGGCGGCTCAACCCCCCCGTTGTATTTGAGTGAGTCTGGCACATATTACTTCCCAGTAGGCGGCACAGTTGACATTTATTGTATTGGCGGCGGCGGTGGCGGCGGCGGATCGTCATCCACAGGAATAGGCGGAACTGGTGGCGGTGGCGGCGGAACGGCAGTCAAACGGTCTGTTACCGTTACGGCGAACGATACGCTTACTATCTCGTGTGGCGCTCGGGGTATTAAAAATCCTAACAACGCTGGAGGTACAGCGTCGGCTGGCGGAACAACAACAGTAAACTCAAATAACATTGCTGGCTTTACGCAACTCACTGCAAATGGCGGTAATGGAGGAACGCTTGCGACACTAACGACAGCAGGAACCCCAATTGCTGGAGGCACCGGAGGAAATGGCTCTGGTGGAGATGAGAACTTTACTGGCGGCTCAGGTGGCACGATAAATTACAACCTCAACAATGGATCAAACTCTGGCAATGCAATAGTCCTTGCGACTGGGGGTGGTTCTTGCGGGATAAATAGAAATGGCTTTAGCGGCGGTAATATCAACATAAACACCGGCTTGACCAGCGCAAGCGGAAGGGCAACCGGCGGCGGCGGAATTGGTGGCAAAGGAACTGATTTAAATAGCAACAATAACGCTTATGAGGCCTCTCAAGGTGGCGGCACTCTTGCGGGCAGTATGCCTAATGTTAGCAATGACTATCACGGTGCAAGTTTTATTCCACTCGGTGGCGGCGCTCCCCCCTCTACTAGTGATGATTATGATACTGCTTATAACAGAATCTTGGCAGGCGGATCTCAAGGCAGATCAAATACAAATGTTGGGCCTCGAGCCGACATTGGGGCGGGAGCAGGCGGTAATAGTTCGGTCAGTCAGTTCGATGAAAGTGCCGCTACGATGTTTGGCGGCGGTGGCGGCACAAAATATACAGGCACTAACAACGGGTCCTATCCCGGCAACGGTGGTCTTGGTGGTGGCGCTGGCGGCGGCGAATATCACAACAGTCCATTGTCTATGAATGGCGGCGGTGGCGTCGTTTATATAGTCTACAAGGGGTAAGAAAATGTATTACGTTCCAAAACAAGGCTATTGGAATATTCAAGATTCAGACGGCAATACCGTTAACAGGATAAATGGCAGTGAAGAGTTTGTAGCTCAAAACTACGATCATTATGAGTGGGTGGAGATTCCAGTAGATCCAGAGCCTTTTGCTAGGAGCTGGAGAGACGAAGAGCTGGCCAAGACGGACGATTTTGCGAAGCTCCCAGACTACCCGCATCACGCTATTTTATTAGAGTACAGACAGGCTTTAAGAGACTGGCCAAGCACTGTAGACTTCCCTGATACCTTACCGGAATCATTGGAGTCCCGTATTGAAAACGCCTCTTAATACACCTGATTTTATTCTGCATAAAGAGTCCGCATATTCTGAGGAATACTGCGCTAAAGTCATAGAGCAATTTGAAAAGGCTCAGTCCGTTGGCAACGTCATAGACAGGCAGGCTAACGGAGAGGGATACAAGCTAAGAAAAGACGACTTAGCTTACTATCCATTTAAGGAAACTGAAGCTGAAGCGTTAGATGTTGTCGCTGATTTCAACCAAGTATTTTGGGGTGAGGTTTACTCTGAATACTCGGGGAAGTGGCAGATACTAAACGACTTTGACAAGCACCATATCTGGCATCACAAGGTCCAGAAGACGGAGCCTACTGAGGGCTACCACGTCTGGCATACAGAGAATATGAATCGGCAGTCGGCCAACAGGGTGTTGACTTATATTCTCTACCTTAACGATGTCGAGGATGGTGGAGAGACAGAGTTCTTGTACTACTCGAAAAGGTTTAAGCCAAAGGCGGGAGACATCCTACTTTGGCCAGCAGGGTTTACACACACGCACAGAGGCAATCCACCTCTGAGCAACACTAAATACATCATGACTGGATGGGTCGAATTTTGACTTATGAATCATTTCGCAGAGAGCGCCCTAGTGGCGCTTTTTTTATACCTAGCAATTTTTGCCATCACTGAGCTGGTTTAACGGAGACTAAATATGGCGATCCACTATCAACAGCCAAATTTGGAGGAGTTCGATAATCGATCCCGACAAAATCAAACAGGCTTACTACAACGATCTCCGGCAATTGCCTTTGGCACTGGAGGCGATGCGGCCCCAGCTCCAAGTGGTATGCCAAGCCCCGCAAAGCCTATGGGCGCTACTGTTAATCAGCAAGCAAATGCGGCGCAGATGTCAAATATGGCGGCTAAGCCCGGATCAACGCCTGTAGCGACAGCGCAAACTACTCAGGCAAGGTCTCAGGGCTATGACCCAGCTCAGATTGGCGATGCTACTCAGGCGCAGGTTCAGGAGGCTGAAGCAGTTACTCGCGCAGTACAGAACAATGAGCTATCTCAGCAACAGCTAGAGAATATGCTTGCCTCTAACTCTCCCTTGATGCGCCGTGCGGCGGCTCAGGGATTGCAGGTAGCGGCATCACGAGGTCTCCTAAACTCCAGTATGGCGGCAGGCGCGGCACAGGCGGCATTGATTGATGCGGCGGCACCTTTTGCGCTTCAGGACGCTCGCACATTCTCCGACACTGCGGCACAGAACCAGCAGGCCCAGAATCAGGTTAATCTGGCTAACGCTCAGATGGGCACTGAGACTAACATCTTTAACGCTGGCCAGCAGAACGAGAACCAGCGTATTGATGCGTCATCACAGAATCGCGCTAGTGAGTTTGGTGCAGACGCTAGAAACCAAGCCTCATTGTTTAACGCAGGCGAAGCAAACCAGACATCTCGCTTCAACGCTGATTCTCGTAATCAGGCGACTCAGGCAGATGCAGATCGCTCTCAGGCTCGATTCCTTCAGGATGACTCTCAAGAGTTTGAATCTGGTGAGAGACAGCTTGATCGAGATGAGCGCTCAACTGATCGCGATTTTGACGCCGAACAGCGACAGCTTGATCGCGACTTTACCTCTAGTGAGTCAGCACTTGATCGTAACTTCCAGTCTACCGAAAGGGCGGCTGATAGAGAGCTTACTCGAAGCGAGAGCGCACTGGACCGAATGTCTGCGGCAGAGCTTCAGGATCAACGCATCCAGACTGAGCTACAGATTCAGGACATTCAAAACAACTTCCAAGGAACCCAAGCAGAGCTGGATCGCTTACAGCAGTTAGAGGTTCAGAAGAACGACATTGACGCAAGGCTTGAGCTTCAGGAAAACGAGCAAGATTTTCAGTCTACAGAGCGCCAAGCGGATAGAGACTTCCAGTCAAGTGAATCTGCATTGGATCGACTCTCAACTCAAGAACTTCAAGACGCTCGCATTGCCAATGAGCGCGAGATGCAGGACATCCAGAACAACTTCACTGGAGAGCAGTCACAGCTCGATCGTCTGCAACAGCTTGAGGTACAGCAGAACGATATTGATGCGCGTCTTGAGATTGAGCGAGAGCGCCAAGAGTTCCAGTCAGGCGAGAACCAAGCAGACCGTGATTTCCAGTCTAGCGAGCGAGCCCTTGATCGAGATCAGGAGCGCGGCCTATTAGAGACTGAGCTTGACTTCCGTGGCACTCAGGCAGAGCTTGACCGTATGTCTGCCGCAGAGTTGCAGGATGCCCGTCTCGCTAATGATCGAGAAATGCAGGAAATCCAGAACAACTTCCAAGGAACTCAGGCGGAGCTTGATCGGATTCAACAGCTTGAGATGCAGAACAACGACATCAACGCTCGTATTTCACTGCAAGAAAGCGACCAGAGCTTCCGCGCAGACCAGAGCGCACTTGATCGTGAGCAACAGCGCGGACTCCTTGAAACAGAGCTTGACTTCAGAGCAGGCGAATCTCAAGCGGATAGAGAGTTCCGGTCTCAAGAAGCACAAGAAGATCGTGACTTCCGGGGCGATCAGGCTCAGCGAGATCGTGACGCGCAGGCTGAATACCAGAGCATACAGAACACGTTTGCGGCGGCGGAAGCACAGCTTAACCGCGATGCCTCTGCGGAGGCTCAGGCTTCAGCGCAGGCGTTCTCCGAATGGCAACAAACAAACCAGCAAGAATGGTCGGCCATTCAAGCTGATCTTGATCGTCAGTTCCAAAGAGAAAACATTGACCAGCAGTCTGCAACGATGATCTTGGGTCAGACAATGACCTCTATCGGCGCGATCTACGCAGATCCAAACCTAACGCCACAGCAGAAGGCTCAGGCCGTTGCGAACCTTCAGAACCTTGCGACATCAATGCCTGAGCTTCTGGCTAGAATCCAAGATCCTGATTACGACGTTGTTAATCCCCTGCCTATTGACGACGGAAACGACGACGGCGGAAACGACGACGGCGGCAATGATGATGGCGGTAATGATGATGGCGGCAATGATGATGGCGGAAACGACGACGGTGGTAATGATGATGGTGGCGATGATGAGCAGACTTGGACGCCTCCTTCTAATTACGTTGATTATGGAAACGGCAACTACCTAGACCCAGAAACTGGCGACATCTACAACAGTGACGGCGAGGTTATAACCACGATTCCTACTGACGACCTTCCTGACATTCCGAATCTTCCGTAGTGATTAGACCAGCTACTCTTTCAGATATAGCGGCAATCGCTGATATTGCTATTGAATCGGTTTCAATAGATCCGCTTCCCGTTCGCGTTGATCCTGATTCGATCAAGGACACGATCAGGGAGGCGGTATCTAGCAATCAACACTTTGTCTGGGTGTCTGAGATCGACGGGAAGGTTGTTGCGGCTGTAGGCGCTATGAGCGAGAGATCGTTTTGGTATGAGCGCCAGCAGTGTTCGGTTATGTTGTACTACACAAGGGTGCCGGGTGAGGGCATCAAATTACTTCGTGAGCTTGGCAGATGGATCAAGTCCAGACCAGTCATCAAGGTGGCTGTAATGGAGCTTGAGCCTAACGCTGATCCTCGTCTTATTAAATTTTTAGGGCGCATAGGCTTTTCGCGTCTCAGTATGAACTGTTCCTATGTGAGGGGAATGTAATGAGCAAGGTTGTTAAGAAGGTTACCCGAGGCATCAAGAAGGTAGTCAAGGGCATCAAGAAAGGCGTTTCTAAAGCGTGGAAGGCGATTAAGAAAAGCAAGATCTTAAAGGTCATTGCTACTGCGGCACTGGTTTACTTCGGAGGTGCGGCACTTATGGGGGCTATGGGAGGTGCCTCCGCCGGAACGGGCTTTATGGGGTCTCTCAGCGGGGCGTTTAAAGGCGCTGTTGCTGGGGTTAAGGGCGCGTGGGCAGGCGTTACTGGCGCGGCCACTGCCGGTAGCTTTAAAGGCGCGGCGGCATCACTAAAAGGCGGCATCACTGGCGCATACGGTGCAGGCGCTGGTGCTGTTGCTCCTGCGGCGGCAAGCGCGGCTACTCCACTAATGACTGCGGCAGGGAACCCCATACCAGGGACAACTGATTTCGCGGCGTCTTTATCACAGTCACAGGGCGCGGCAAGCGCGGCACTTGCTCAAGGCGGACAGCCTGCATTGACATCGACAATTGGCTCAAGCGGCGCAACCCTAGGCTCCGGTGCGGCGACTGGCGGCGCTTCCACACTTAATATGGGCGCGGCAATGCCCAGCCTCTCTCAAGGCGCAAACTTGGGTTCTGGTGGTGCGGGGCTTTTAAGTCAGGCGGGACAGAAAGCGGCAGAGGGCGGCTTCTGGTCATCGACTGGTGGCGCGGCGGCGATCATGACTGGCGGTCAAATGCTTTCTGGATACGCTCAGGGCCGCGCTCAGGAGGATATGTACCGACGAGAGCAGGCTCTTCGCGAAGAGGAGCTTGAGCGATACGGTCTTAACATTGGCTCTTATATCCCCCAAGTTCGCTGGAACCCAGAGACTCGGCAGTACGAGGTTATGGGATCAGAAAGCACCCAGCCGCTTTCAGGACAAAATTCAGGCTATCCAAACTTTGGGCGCAGAGCCCAAGGCGTATTGGGCTAGGAGATAGAAAATGCAAGGACTAATTGAGCAAGCAGGCTCTACACAAGAAGAGATGTCGCCTAAAGAGGCGATGATGTCTGGAAGCGACCCTGAGAATATGGGCGATGAGGCGCTTACAAAGGCAATCGACTTTGTGGGTGAGCGTCTTTACCAAGACGATATGGCGACCGAGATCGCTAAGACGTTTGATGGCGCTCCTACTGCCGTTCCTCAGATGATCGCTATGCTGGCATACAAACTTGCTCAGTCGGCTGACACAAAAACTGGCGGTGAAATCCGCGAGGAAAACCTGTCAGTCCTCGGTGTACTAACACTAGGCGAAGTCCTAACGGTAGCCGAAGCAACTGGTATGCAGATTGATGGTGCTACTGCCTCTAAGGCAATGCAGGAGATGGTCCTTATCTACGCTGAAGACAACGGCGTTGACACGACTGAGCTTGCCGCCGCTATGGGGCAGGTGGATGACAACGAAGTAGATATGGTCTCCGAACAGCTACCAGATGATTTCGACACTCAGCTCGATAGTATTCCTGATGAGGAAGAAGAGATGGAGCAGGAGATGGCAGAAGGGGAAATGATGTCATGAGCTTGGGTTTACTAGGAGCCCTCGGTGGTCTGGGAAAAGGGATCACGCAATACGGCCAAACGCTATTTAGCGAAGCTATTGAAGAGAAGCGTGAAGCTCGCCTGCAAGCTATTCGTGATAAGGAATACGCTCGCGCTCGTGCGGACGCTGTAGCGGATAGGCAGGTAAATCAAGATTTTCAGAGAGAGCTTGCTCAAGAAACCCGCGCTTTCCAGACGTCAGAGAGGGAAGCTCGCCAAGGATTCCAAACAACCGAAAGAACTGAGTCTCAAAATTTTCAGTCCCAAGAAAATCAAAAAACTCGTGATGCACGACTTTCAGGTATGCAAGTTGGAGCTGACGGCACTGTATATGTTCTTGAGGGTGGAGAGCTTGTCAATAAGGGCCAGATTGACGTTAGCGATAACAGAATCAATAACGTGCTTAAAGCCTACTCTGAGCTTAACCGAAGCCTGATTAGTCAAGATGCAACAAGAGATGACGATACGTTTGCTCAGGACTTTGCTCGACTTGATGCGCTGTCTAGTCAGGTCTTTAGTGCCCTCGAAGTTGACGCTTCCAGCCCTGCCCAGATATGGGCTCAGATCGGGCTCAGAGGTAACAAGCAAGCTGAGATCGAGAAGTTTAAAAACACTTATCCAGACTGGTATAGGAATAACGTAGTCGGGGGCAACTAATGGCCAAGTACGGCGGTTTTTTTGATGAGTTCGACGGGCCATCTAGTAGTAGCGCTTTCGGCGGTTTCTTTGACGAGTTTGAGACTCAGCCAGAGCCAGAGCCTTTTAAGAGCAATCTTTTCGCCTCATTCGGCATAGGCGCAAATAATCTTCTCGGTTCGGTAGGTAGTCTTTATGGTCTCGTATCTGGCGATATGGACAATATGGCTACCCGTCAGGCGGAGCGTGGCCGCGAGTTTTACGAGCAGTTTAAGACGGACGAGCTTTTAGAGAAGCAGGCCGATCTTCAGGCTCGTGTTGACTCTGCTGATGGTGAGCTTGCAAAGGCAGGCGAAGCTGTCTGGGGGACTGTCACCGATCTTGACTTGCTTGGCAATTTTGTCCTTGAGCAATTGCCAATGGCAGTTCCCGGAGGCGCTGTTGCGAAAGGAGCCTCGCTTCTCACTAAGTCTGCAAGGGTTGGAGCTGGCGCTGGTGTAGTTGCTGGCGGTGGACTGCAAGCCGGTGATGTGGGCGGTAGCGTCTTTGATGACCTTCAAGCATTGCCGGATGATATTTGGAATCAAAACCCAGAGTTTGTTGCCCTGTCAGAGCAGGTCGGCAGAGAGGAAGCAAAGAACGAGATAGCTCTCGATGCGTCAAGAAAAGCGGCCAGCATATCTGGAGTTATATCTGGCGTTACTGCTGGCGCACTGCCAAACACCATCGAAAGAACCCTAGCCAGAGGCGGCGTTAAAGGCGATGGATTCTTCTCTCGGGCGCTCAAAGGCGTTGGTAGCGAATCACTGCAAGAGACGCTTGAAGAAGGCGGCGGTCAGATTGCAGGTAACATCTCCGTACAGCCCATTGACCCAACGCGAGAAACCTTTGAGGGCGTCGGTCAGGCGGCAGGTCTTGGCGCGTTAGGTGGCGGCATACTAGGCGGCGGTGTAGCTGGCCTATCCTCCCCAATGCAGGCGGCAACAGAGAATGCAGAGGCCGCTAGAGCAGATGCAGTCGCCAATGGTGGTGATAGCCTTGATGCCGCAACTGCCGCGTCTGGAGGCTTTGCAAACACAGATCTCTCCGCGCTCCGCGAGCGCATGAACATCGAGGAGCCAGCTCCTTCCACCATAGAACTACCAGAGCTTGCCAACCAGTTCGATCAGGACACGCTACAGCCAACGCCTTTCCAGCCGATTGTTACGCCAACACCTTTCGAGCCTCAGCAAGAAGTTCCCCAGCTACCCTTTGACCTAACGGAAGAGATTCTTTTTGCCGACAGGGTAAACCAGCCAGAGCGAGCTACTCGTCTCCGCAACGCACAAGCTATCTATGATCGCGCCCAAGGTACGGCAGATGAGGGATTGAGGGCGCGACTCATCGAGCGAGCCAACGCGATTGTCGGCACTGAGATGTCTCAGGAGTTCTTGCGTCAACCCCCTGTTCGAGATCCAAGCGAGCCCTTGGAAGGCCCAGTCATAACCGCAGACACAGACGTTAATTTCGATGCGTCATACGTTGAGCAAGGCCCAGTGGTTAGGACTCAACGTCGCCCACTTTTAACCCAAGATAACGTCATCTATCAGGAGCCCGTAGAAGGCGCTCCAGACACCGTTTACCAAGGATCTAGGGGCGATGGCTTTGCCACTAGAAAAGGCGCTGACGCGGCAATGAAGAGCCGTCAGAAGGCAGAGCCGGGGTTCAACTGGGAAGTATTTCAAGATCCAAACACAGAGCGCTTTGCACTTGCTGGATTTAGACGCGAGCGTAGGCAGGCAAACCCAGAGTCGGTTAATAACTTTATCGACCAGACTAACCAAGCGGCACAGCCTGAGCCTGAGATCCGCGACACAACCCAAGGACTGCGTGAGTCGTATGAAGCCGCGTCTGATCCAGAGATGGAGTCGCGCTTAATCGAGATTGAGGATCGTATTGAGCAAGCGCAGGAAGTACCGCCACGCTCAACTAGCGCACAGGACGTTGACGTACTAACGGCAATCACTCGCCTTGGCGGCATACAGACTGACGAAGCAATTGCTCAAGGTATAGACCCTGAATCATTCAGAGGCTACTCAGGTCTTGGTAGGCCAGTGAGAAGAAACGGCCTTAGCTTTGATGATATGGGAGAGAAGCTCGCAGAAAACGGTTTCTTCCCGGAGCGTCCCACAGCCAATGAAGTCTTGGATCTTTTCACAACGGCCATTCAGTCTAACGAGCGCATATTTGTTGGCGAGAGTAGAGCTGATATCCCTAGCCTAGAGGCTGAGCAGGCAGAGATATCGCGGACTCTCATTGAGCTTCAGGATGAGTTCGGCCCATTAACTGACGACGAAATAGCATTCGTTGACCAATATTATCAGGAGTCTTTTGATGCCAGCTATGGATCGCAAAGAGAACCAACCCAAGTCGAATCCGAAGAACGAGATGTTGGATCGTTTGACGAGGGAGCAGGAAGAACAACTTTACAGCCGCCCATTGGAGATCAGACCGGAGCTGAAACTCTCAGCGAGAGACAAGCTACAGGTAGTGATGCAGAGATTGGAAGCGTTCAGGAAGACGACGGACTAGATACGTCATTCCAGCGAGGAGCTACTCGAAGACCCGTCATTAACGATGAACAGTTCAATTCTGTCCTCGATAGGGTCGTCGGTCAGGACGGGGATGCCCGTAATAGAATAGACGTGCGCTCGTCTTTTGCGGAACTTCCTGAAGAAATTCAGCAGGCGGCGAGAGATCAAGGCTCCGACGGAAATGACATTAGCGCGGTTTACCATAGAGGGACAGTATACCTCGTCAAGGGTAAGCTCGCGACAGAATCACAGGTTGAAGAGGCGCTCCTGCACGAGGGTACTCACGGCGGCGTGATGGATATGTACCGCGATCAGGGTGTCAACAAAGCGCTGAATCGTATGTGGACTGCAATGGGCGGACAGAAGGGCTTCGATAAGCTGGCTCGTGAGCTGGGCATCGAGGAGAATGTGCGCCCTTACATCAGCGGGATGAAGGGATCTAGCTTAGATCAAGACACCCGCAACGCAGTTCTTGTCAACGAGATGCTTGCTTACACAGGACAGCAGGGATCTAAGAAGTTACAGCAACGTACCCGTGAAGCCATTGGTGCTATCCGCGAGTGGCTCCGCAACAACACATTCCTGAAGCTGTCGCGTATGCGAGCAAGCGATATTTCTCTGGTCGCCAAGAGAGCACGAAACAACTTCCTGAACAATCAGTCTAACGCTCAAGAAGGTCGTCCATCTTTCATTATGGGCGAGCGTACCAGAGCAAAGCAGACGCCTTTAAAGCTGTACTCCAACACTGAGAAGGTCATCATTGACCAAGGCGACAAGCTCTTTAAGCCTTCCAAGAAAAACCCAGACGCCAGCGTTCGTGGCGACCAGATCTTCTCTTTCCTTAAAGGCAAAGGCATTAAGAAGGACGAGGCTCAGTACACTGAGATTGAGAAGTTCCTAACCGAAGATCCTAGCCGTCGCTTTACTCGTGATGAGGTGATTGAGTTCCTGCGTGATGAAGCGCCAGAGCTGGATGAGCGATTCGAGGCTACAACAAAGACTGGATTTGAAATAGGCGAAAAGGGTCTCGAATACTCTGAGCCTGAAGTGCAGGATAGCGAGCAATACTACGAACATATCTGGGACGACATCCAGTACGAAATAAAAAGCGGAGACTTCGAAGGCCGGGCAGGCGATGTAATTAGCAACTTCATTTCTGGCAATGAGCAGGAGGTTTATGACTTCCTTTCAAGCGGCGTGTTTGATGAGGATGTGACTTCAAAAGCCAGAGAGGAGTATCTAAGCAAAGGCTCGCGCCCACAGGCTGGGGTTTATGCTTTTGTAAATGAACTTGGGGTGGACACAGTTTACCCAGAATTAGCCGCAGAATTTGAAAGCGAAATTGACGACGTTGCGTGGGTCACTGCGCGTGAGGATTACATAAACTCATCCCCATACAACACTGTTACTTTGCTCGACGACCTTGATGGAGTATTTAGCGCCCAGATTAATGGAAGCGATGACTATGGATGGACGTATGACATACGCACACGTTTAACAAACTTTAACGATGGACCATACTATGATCTTGACGAGGCCAAAGTTCAGGTACAAAACGTCCTTAATGAGCGCGGATATCTAGATGACTTTATTTTTGGCGATGTCGAGTTCCTCGATTACTTAAAGGACGTTAAGGAAGAAAACTGGGATCAGTACCGCGAGTTTGTCACAACCATCGACAACAAGTGGGGCACTTACTACTCCGGCCATTTCGGTGAAGACGCCCTGTTCAACGTACTCGCAACCGACAGGACTAACGCGCTAGGCAATGTCCTCATGATCGAGGAGATGCAGTCTGACTGGCAGAGCGATATCCGCAGAGCTGGAGGCCCAAGAGATCAGGGCAGGATTGATGAGGGCAAGAAAGAGTTAAATGACATCGACTTAGAGTCGCAACGCATCTTACTTCGGATTAGCACAATAGAGCAGAACACAGAAGCAAGGCTAATAGACCCTGAGATATCTAAGGTTATTGGTGAGGAGTTTGGGGTCAGCCGGATGGATGCTCCCGGAGTCTTAGATCCGACTCCTAGTTACAATAAATTCTTGCGAACTGCTAGGCGATTTTTTGCGGATAAAATTCAGGGCAATGAGCTTCCCCCCTTCCAGACCTCAAAGTTAGAAGAGGCCATAAAAAAGATTGTTGATCTTGACCCAGACCTTGATAGAAATCTTCAAGAGCTTGCGGAGCTAGAGGTTCAGAGCAGAGAGATAAGCCGCGTTCGTGATGACGCGAGAAGAAGACTTGCCTCAGCAGAAAGAGCGCCGCCCAATGTCCCCTTCACTGAAGATCGTTATGCAGAGCTTGCGCTCAAGCGGATGCTTATCACCGCAGTAGAAGAAGGCAAGGACGCCTTGATGATCTCAAGTGCCGCTCAGCTCAATGAGCGATGGGGTCGATTCTACGAGCAGATCTATGACAAGAAGCACGTTAGCACGATAGGCAAGCTACTCGGAGTTAAGCCTTATCCTGTAGACGTTCAGGGTCTTGATGCTACTGCCGCTTACGAGAACGCCTTAAAGGCCGCAGGCCAAGTAGAAGTTAAATACAAGGACCAGTATTCCGACAACAACAGGTATACGTTCTCAGCCATTTTCCCTAGCGGTAGCGAATATCTCGGCTACGAGATGCTCGACATCTATACCGACAAGGGTATGGAGGCCGCGAAAAAGCAGGCAGAAGAAAAGCTCAGAATGATGCTCATGCAGAGAGCAGGCATTCGTGGCTGGGCCGCGCCTATTTCTGACGAGTTCAAGCAGAAGGTTACAGAGGAAGGCTTGCCGATGTTCCAGAGGGACTCGGCCAGAATCTATCCTAAGCGACCCCCTGAAGAGACTATCGCTGATAAGTTTATCCGAACCTTCCAAGACAAGATGGTTGGCTTAAAGCGTACTCAGCAGTTCATCGAAGAGACGCAAGAGCGCAAGCTGGACTTTGATGAGGATGCCTACCTAGCTGAAGAGGCTTTCTACGGTAAGACCGAAGAGGATTTGCGCCAGCTAGAGGTTCGACTGATTCGTCCGTTTATCGAGTTACTTGAGAAGACCGGTATTAGTGTTGCCGATCTCGACGAGTATTTGATGGCGCGTCACGCACCAGAGCGTAACCGCAAGATTGCGGCAATCAACGACAAGCTACCTGATGGCGGCTCCGGTATGACTAACGCTGAAGCGGCTGAGGTTATCCAGCGCGTAAACAGATCTGGAAAGCTGGCCGACTACAATCAGCTTGCCAACCAAGTCTACGCAATGACTCAGCTAACGCGAGATCTCGTTAAGGCCGGGGGCTTGGCTTCTGATGAAGAAGTTAGCTCTTGGGAGAGTATGTATGAAAACTACATTCCATTGCGTGGATTTGCTGACGATGAGGTTGACTCTAACGGTAACAGGATTCGAACGGGCAGAGGCTTCGATATACGAGGCAAGGAATCTCGCCGCGCACTAGGCCGTAGATCGAAAGCTAAGAGCCCAACAGCTCAGGTTATTGCTGACCTTACAGAGAAGACTATCCGCAACAGAAAGAATGAGGTTGGCCAGACCTTCCTTAATCTTGTTGAGGGCAACCCAGATCCTGATATGTGGGAGGTTTTCACTGACGCCAATCCAGACACCGAAGAGCAGTTCCGTAACGGCAGTGTCCGAGAAGGCCCGGTCAATATGGCAGGGTCTGACAAATACTATGCAGTGAAGCGGGATGGCGTTGTTCATTACATCAAGGTCAAGGATCAGCGGCTACTTAACGCAATGCAGAATGTCGGCCCTGAGCGACTGAGCGCAGTGACTAAGGTTGTTGCGGGAATGACTCGCTTCTTGGCTTCGGTCAATACCTCGTACAACCCGCAGTTCGTTGTCACCAACTTTGCTCGTGATATTCAGGCGGCGGCTCTTAATTTGGCGGCAGAGGCCACAATGGAGGGCGGCAAGCTAGACGGGAATCAAATTGCTGGAAAGGTTGTTGCTGGCACAGTAAAGGCTATCAGGGCGATCAGGTCGTCCAACAAGCAAGATGCAGTTAATGACGACTCAGATCCAGAAGCTACTGAATATCGTCGGTACTACCAAGAGTTCTTAAATGACGGCGCTAAGACTGGCTACTTTGACTCTCCCGATGTGGACACAATCGCCGCAGATCTGGAGAAGAAGTTAGGCAGGGCTGGCCCCGGCACTAAGAATGAATTGCTGAAGGCAGGCACCAAGATTGCTGAGTTGGTTGAGAAGTACAACAGCGCAGTAGAAAACGGCGTCCGACTATCGGCTTATATCGAGGCTAGAAAGGCAGGCGTTGATCGTAAGCAGGCCGCATCTCTGGCTAAGAATATGACAGTCAACTTTAACCGCAAGGGCGAGATAGGCACTTTCCTTAACTCGCTGTATATGTTCTTCAATGCCGCAGTTCAGGGAACGACTCAGTTCCTGCGAACACTCAGTCCCCTTCAAGTCAACAGCCAAGGCAACATTCAGGTGCAGAGAAATCTAAACCTAGCCCAGAAAATAGCTGGAGGCATCGTTGCTGGTGGAGCTGGCTTTGCATCTCTGATGAGAGAGATGGGCGGTGAGGATGATGACGGCGAAGCCTACTGGGACAAGATACCCGCAGGCATACGCGAGAGAAACTTCATCATTATGAAGCCCGGATCTGGTGGCGATTATTACAAGCTACCCCTGCCTTACGGTTACAACTTCTTCTGGAATCTTGGCGATTCATTAGAGGGTGTACTCAAGGGCTCACAGCGTAGACGAAATAATGTTCTAGGCGATCTGGTTTCCAGCTTCACAACATCGTTCTCTCCATTCAGTTTGCATAGGGCGGATAATGCGGCACAGCAGGTAGCTCTAACGATCAGCCCAAGCATTGTGTTGCCAGTCACTGAGCTTGCAGTAAACACCAACTACTTTGGCGAGAAGATCTACCCAGAGAACTTCCCCGGCGGAGCGCAAAAGGCTGATGCCTATCTGTACTGGCCCTCTACAAAGGAGCCCTATGTTCGGGTAGCGAAGTTCTTGAATGACGTTATTGGAGGCGGTTCTGAGTACCGATCTGGCGAGCTTATGGGTATCTCTACAGACGTTAGCCCAGAGACGCTACAGCAGATAATCGAGTACGCAGGCGGCGGTCTATTGCGAACGGCAACGGGGACGGGTGACTCTATCTTTAGGCCCGTTACCGGCAGACAGCTAGAGATTGCTAACGTACCGTTTGCTCGGGTGCTTGTCGGTAAGGACCAGTCTGACTACGGGGACATCGACACCTTCTACGAGAGACGGCAGGAGATCATTAACGCCCGCAAGGAGTACAATGATGCCCCTGACTCTGAGGCCAGAAGAGCAAGCGACGAGGGCTTTGATGGGATACGCAGGCTCTATCCGCAAGCCAACAATGTCTACAAGAGATTGCGTAGCATCCGCGAGCGCGAGATGAGAATACGAGATCGAGACGATCTAAGCCCTGCCG